TGGACCAGAAGTGATAAAGGTGTATCCCCCATAAGTATTTGGAACTCCTGTCACCATTGTAGTTCCAACCGTTTTGACTATGTTGCCACCAGCTTGCTTGGTCCATCCTTCAGGGGGTTTAGTTGAGGACGGAGCATCTGTGTCGAATCCTTGAGACTCAGGGGTAGTGGTTACTAAACCTCCACCACCGTTGTTGTTATTATCTCCACCATTATTACCATCATCGAATGTACCAGTGTTAGGATCATAGTTGCCAAAACCACCAGTTTCAGTATTGAAACCACCCATATCATCCGTGTTAGAACTTGTACCAATGTTAGAAGATGACCAAGAACTTACACTTTTCCCTGTGCCTGTATTATTGGGTGCTCCTTTTGGATCATAACTTCTGATTGGCCCACCTCCTACACCAAACCCTTTGGTTCCAGAAATCGGTTGTCCTGATCCTCCTGCATCTTTCAGCATCTGTGCCTCACCGGGGTTGATGAATGCGAGACCCTCCCCTCTGGTTTGTTGGAGGAGTCTTGCAAGTCTCAGGAGTTCATCATCGGTTAACCCACCGGGGTTCATCTGTGTGTTCATATTACACCATCTTTTGTTGTGGCAGAGATGAAGGAGTATTCATCAGACCCACCTCTAACATGAGGTTTGCAATTGAGTATGCTTCACCAGGATCTGAGGAGACAGTATCAGAGAGTTCAAAACGGACGGAGTTCACCTTCTGACGGGCAAGGTGCATGGAGAATTGGTACACACCAGACCCCAGACGGTTCGTTCCAGATCCATAGTATTCAGACCCATAAGGATTTCCATCTCCATACTCATTCTGTCCTGTTGCAGTTCTGAAATCGAATGTGTGTTTTTCGTTGTAGAACTGTTCAAAGTTGTAGGCAACCCGTGCCTGAAGAACATGATTACTCTTGTAATCTCCCAGAACCAATGCTCTACGGACCCTCTGCAGACCCTGGACACTGGAGGGTTTAATCCATGCAGTTGTAAGTTTCAGGTTCACTTGTGCATCCACATCAGTGTACTTGGAAGAGTCTTCTTCATACACAAAACCTCCTGAAGTCCTGAGATACATGTAGTTATCAGTTGCCTTCCATATGACTGCACCCTGTCCAGAATGATTGGTGAAGGTGCTCCACTTCCCATAATAGAAGTCATAAACCAGACAGGGACCTGACTGAGTGGTGAATCGAACCTGTGAGTTATCTGCCACCATGACTGCACTGGTGATGGTTTCAGAGTTGTAGGATTCTACTCCTGCACCAATGTAGGCAGTCTCCATTTTACGGTCTAGGAGGTAGATTCCTTTCTGGGACATAAACATAATTCCCAGAGGAGTCAGTATCACACTATCCCGTGTGGTGCATCCTACATCTGATGTGACCAGTTGTGGTTCTGAGAAGTTGTTCTGCAATCCTGCAGGAGTGGGTCCATCACCTGTGATGTAGAAAATCCTCTGGGGTTCAAAGATGACAAGTTTCTCATCCATCTCTATGAGTGCAGTCACCCTCTCTGCCTTGTTCATGACAATGGAGAAAACATCTGAAAACTCCACAGGAGACTTTGCTTGCCGTTTTTTGGAATAATACAGGAGTTTTGGATTCTCAGATGAGACTGCAAACATCCTGTTATTGAAGTTTCCCAGAACTGAGGTTGCAGGAGGAGGGATGTTGTCCACAATTCCTCCGTTGGTATAGAGAAGTTCCTTACCCAACAACTGTGTATCATTGATGGAACCGTCATCGGTGAGGGTTACTGAGTCGGCTGCAGTATCATTTGCAACAGTTCCCACCTTGAAGTAAAGAGTTCCATTGTTCTGTGTCCTGTAAACCTCACAGTTGACTGAAGTGTGTTCTGTAATCCTCAGAGTGGGTATGGTCAGAGTAACTGAGAGGGTTGACCCTGTAGGAGATCCTGTAACTGCAACAGAGGGTGCAGATCTGTGGATCTGTCCTCGTGCATCCGTATGGGCATAAATCACTCTGAACTGATAAGAACCTCCTGATGTGAGAGAACCTCCACTTGCAAGTGCAGCAGAGACATTCTCAGGATAGAGGTGGAACCCATACTCCTCAACATTCTGGGAGTCATATGCACTTACAAATCCTCCTGCAATGTGAAGATTTTCTCCCAACTCCAACCCTTGGAATGAAGAACTTTGAGTGAAATCTACTGTGGAAAGAGAGAGTCCTTTAAGACTGTAAAGATCATCATCCCTGCTCACCAGACGGGTCTTGACCTGAACAGGAAGTTTGAACACCCCAGTGCTTGCATCATCAGTAACTGTGGTCAGAGTGGAGTCTCCAGGAAGTCCTCCTGCTATACTCGACTGTAGTTTTGCAACCACAAGACCTGTGGAATCCATCAGGAAATATGTGTTCTGGAGACCTGATGCATGGATTGCTACTGCATAAGTCTTGGAGTTGTAGTAAAATCCCTTGGATGCAAGTCCGACACTCCTCTTGAGGATTGCAGAATAAACCCCACCTCCTAAATCAACCAAAGCTGATGCACTCACATCATAGGTTGCCGTCTTCACCAGATGGTCATAGTCATTAGTTGCGTAGTGTTCATATATGATTACAACATCTCCCTCAGAATCCCTCTGCATGGTCACTCTGGGGATTGCAGTTGCAGTAGCCTCAACGGTGTAGGTTGCAACTGCAGTCAGATCCTCCCCCAAACGGGTTACTTTCAAACCTGAAGAGTCTGAATTCTTGGAATATCCTGCATATACTCCTCCATTGACAGAATCCCGGTACACTGTCAGGGAGTCCTCTGGATCATTTGCAATCGTGGTGGGAGCAACAAACCCATTTGCAGAGGAACCAATGGCTCCTGTCTGGGTAATGTATCCAATCTGAACCTGAGATGAAGAGTTCCGATATGCAAAGATTCCTGCATTATCCTGATACACTGCTACATCTAACTGTTGCCCGGATGTTGCAGAATTGGATGCCAACTGAGATGCAGAACCAAATGTAGTAGGATCACTCTGGTCTAAAAGTTTGATGTCTATGTCATTATCTGAAGTCTCCACATAGACAATTGCCAAACGTTGATCCAACTCTATGACTCTGGGAAGTTTTCCTGTAGCAGAGATCAGTGTGTTGTTCTGGAGGACTGCTCCTGATGTGGCATCAATGACTGATGCTCTCACACCTCCCTGTGTGTCCTCCCAAACCATGCAATACAGACCTCCTCCATAGGCTATATCTGGAGAAGACTGTTCATAGTCATTCCTGATGATGTCTTCTGAAGTGATATTGACACTGAGTGTGCCACCCTTGTTCACCCATTCGGAACGTCCGTTGACATAAGAGTAGAGGATGGAGTCTGAGAACAGGAGTAACTCATCCTGGAAGGTGCTCAGTGCATCTCCTGAACTGAGTGCAGTTGCAGACCCAGACACAGAACGGGATAGTTTGGAATACCCGTTTCTCTTGGTGATCGTGGACCCTTTGGTGAAGATACCATTCTCCAGTTCCGTCAACTTGGACGGAAGGACCATCTTCTGGTCTGTCTTGGTATCTAAAGACCCAGAGAGGTCTATAGGTATGAGAGTCTTTTCAAGAGGCATCAGAAGAGGCAACCTTGAGGTCAGGTTTTTTCTCTTCTTTTTCTTGTGTCAAAAGGATCTCTTCCATACCAAGTAAACGGTGAAGTCTTGCTTCCAGTTGTGGAACTTTTGCCAGTTCGTTTTTAAACGATACGATCTCGTTTTGAACTTCTTCTAGTGTCATTCTTTTCCTTTTTTTAGTTGCATTATGCGTTCTCCAGTGTTGTTACTTTTGCGGAAAGTTCCTGGACTGCGTTATGCAGAATACCGATGTAAGTCATTGTATCAATACCAGTTGGTTCGCCATCATCGTTAATTGAGATAACTTCAGGTAGATGTTCAGCCGTCAGTTCAGCATCGGCAACCAATCCTAATCGTTTTTTCTGCCATTTGTTTTCAGGTCGCATCTCTACACGTTTGACTTCACACCAATCGTCAATCCAAGTCTTCAAATCACCATCAGGCATATTGTATAATGCTTTTTGTCTGTGGGAATTGTCTTCGGGGAAATATTCTTTCCAAACAGTTTCACCAAATTCACCTAAAACTGCTTTTTTAATTTCATCTGCGGAAACAAAAGGTTTGCGATTCCACTTTTGAGCAGGACAGGCTAATACCTTATCAAGATAACCTGAAGCATCTTCAATGTTTTCTTTATAGATGGCGAGTGAGTGAGTATCATATCCGTCTGCAATCATATTACCACTGCCGTCATTACAATCGAGGACTTGGCCGGGATCAGTTGTGTTGATGCCGACTTTGCCGTCTCCTAGTACTGTCATCAACGCAGTTGCGTTATTCTTTACTTGTAAAACTTGTTTGTCACCCCCTACATCAGCAATACCTGTGGAATTTGCATTAGCTCCAATAAGCTGAATGTTATTTACAGTATCAGCAGGAGAGCTAGTGCTAAAACCATAAAGTGATAAAGCATGTTGCCCCGCATTATCAGTAACACCGATCATTCTTCCACCACCTTCAGTTGCACTTTGCTGTCCTATTCTTATAAATGCATCTGTAGGTAAGTAGTTTGTTATTCCATGAGCCACATCAGCATCTGTTAAATCAACCCCATCTCCTTCACCTGCTCCTTTTACTGTTAAGATATTGCCAGGAGCAGACGTGCCGATGCCGACATTGCCAGAGGAGGTGTCTATAGTAATAGTATCCTCCATTGCTCCTGTACCGGGCCATCGTTGTATTCTAAAATCATTATTACTGTCTAAATACATACCTAAATAATTAGAGGTAGTACCAGATGCTTGAAAAGCTATTCCACCAGAAATTGCATCATCTCCTTTAATAGTAAGTTTGCTACCAATATTTGCAGTAGCTCCGATGCCGACACTGCCATCTCCAGCAATCACTAGTGCATCCGTATTTATTGAGCCTCCACTCGGATATGTGCGAAATTTGAATTTCCAACCATCTGATTCAACCCGTTGGTCAAAGTAAAATGTCCCATCATTTTCAGAATGCCAAAGTTCGTATCTCGTTACATCGCTTTGATTTGCAAAAATAACCCCGGCATCATTAGTAGAAGTAGCCGTTGTTGCTTCCAGTTTTATCCTCGGAGTATCGCCCTTAATGTGTAGTTCACAATCGGGGGCCGTTTCTCCAATCCCAACCCGACTATTTGATGCATCAATTGATAATGTATTACTGTCAAAATTAAGAGCATCAACTGCACCGTTGAGCGTGACATCTACTGTCTGAGCAGAGAGGTCCAGAGTGCCAGAATTTACATTAATTTCACCACTGGATGCAATCGTTAGATCCGTACCATCTCCTTCAATTTTCTCTCCGTCAGCACCAAACGTGAGACCTATGTCTGTGCCAATGTTAATGTCTCCACCTGCTTCAATAGAAAAATCTAGTTCTGCTGCTGCTATGTCTAGCTTTGTGCCGTTGCCTTCAATCTTTTCACCATCATTCCCGAATGTTAAACCAATGTCTTGTGGGATGTTTATATCTGCTCCTGCAGTCAGATTGATATCACCCGTACCATTAGTGTCAAAAGTAATCTCTCCGTTAACCCCGTCCTGAATCGTGATGGTTCCAGAGTTCGTTCCTGAGTTGGTATCTAAAACGAGGTCATAGGCACCATTGGAGGTCAGTTTCCCGGTTGCTCCTGTATTACCAATAACCACATGACCTGTCCCATTGGGTTTGAGGTTGATGGGATAATTGGTTGAGCTAGTTGCAATGTTGATGGCACCTGCAAAACTGGTTGCAGTCGAAAGCAACGTCCCTGTTTCATCTGGAACAGTGAGAGTGTTTGACCCAGTTCCTGAACCCAGATACTTCAGATTGACAGAACGTGTGGTTGCAGACCCTGAATTGTAGAAATACAGTTGCAAATCTGAGTGGATCATCTTTGCAATCCCATCAGTTTGTGTTTTGTCGTATTTGAAAGTGTATGAATTTCCTGAAGATGAAAACAACACCTGAGAGTTTGTTGTGGGAGAAGTGATTGCACCTCCTGTGGAGTTAAGAGATGCACCATTTGTTATCTGTACTGCAGTTCCAGATCCATTCCTCCAGTATAGATTTGCTCCATAAGAGTAGACTGAATAATTGGTGTCACCAGAGGATGATGCATGAATATCATTGTCTAAAACTGCATTCTTCAACTCGGTTGCACTGTTCTGGTTGAACTCCATATCTGCATTGATATTCAAGGCACTTGGAGTGAGTTGAACCCCCTTTCCTGAAGTGTGGTCATGAGCATCAAGTAACTCCCAGTTTGCATTGGTCTCAGTAGCCCATGTTGGTCCTGCAGTCACCCCAACAGAGGGTTCATTCAGGGACATATTGGAAGTAGTCATTGATCTCCTTAGAAAAAGTATATATCTGCAGTTGCAGATGAAGAACCCTTCAGTAAGATGAAGAGATTCTTGTTTGTATTGGTAGAATCTGATTCATAAATCACTGCATTTGCCTGTAACCGTGTGACAACAAATCCCTCATATTCTCTT